CGGGCATGAACTTGGAATGAGTCCGGCACTCATCCGGCGCCGGCTCAAGGCGCTGTCTTCCGGCTCGCGCGGGGCCAAGGCTCGCTTAATGCGCAGGCGCGCGAGCATCTGGCTTGGTCTAAACCCTGTCGATCCCATGGAGTTGACGCCGAAACCGCGTCAAATGGATGCTGGAGTCGTGGCTGGCGGCCGGCTGTTTCCTGGTGGATTTATCGCCAAGGATTCGCACGGCACGTTGCGCGTATTTAAGCGCCGCAAATCGACACGGCTACCACTGGACCGGGAATTTTTGGACGTGTACGACCAGGGCGTAGCCATGATGGGCACCGAAATTTTCCCGTTGATTGCTGACATTTTCTACGATTCATTCAATAAAGAATTAGAATTAGAAATAAAACTAGGGAAGCTGTACAAATGAGTAACGATGTAAACGACGTTGCTCCGATTGACCTTGACGGCTTGCAGGACGCCATACTTGCAGCGATTACCACTGCATTTACCACGTCCGGCGTATGCTTGTTCAAAACTGTTGCGGATTATGAGCGCATGGCTGGCAAGATTGAGTGTCCTGCATTGTTTTTGGATGTGGTCCAGGTCGAGCCGTCCGATGATGACGGAACCGGCCAGCTTAATGCATTTATACGCTATGACGCCTATATCATTTACAAGATGGATTCCGCTAACTATAAGCGCGAATGCCGTAAAACAGCCCTTGCGGTTGCTGGCCTCGTCAACGCGAATCGCTGGGGTCAGCCAGTAAGTCCCGGAAAATTGCTTGGATGCTATAAGGATACGTTCGAGCCGCAGCTTGACTCCTACGAGGTCTGGCGCGTCGAGTGGCACCAGGAGGCCTATCAGGGGGTTTCCATATGGGCAGTGTCCACGCCTCCCGTTACCCAGGTCCTCCTGGCACTCTCGCCGGCAATCAGCATTGCGAGCGAGTATGCCGATATTACTGCGGGTGAATCCATATGAATGAAAAGGCACGTCTCGTGGAGTTGGAGCGGCGCCTAGCGAATCTCATTCGCTTTGGCGTCGTCCAGGCCGTGCAGGCGAATCCCCCGCGCGTCAAGGTGACTATCGGCGCGCTCCTGACGGCGTGGCTTCCCTGGCTGACGGCGCGAGCTGGTGCCAATGCGACGTGGTGGCCGCCCGAGGTTGGCGAGCAAGTTCTAGTCCTGTCCCCATCGGGCGACATGGCCCAGGCGATGGTTGCGCCGGCATCTTATCAGACGGCGCATCCCGCTCCCGATACCAGCCTAACGACGCACGTTACGCAATACTCTGATGGCACGGTCATTAAATACGACACGTCAAGTAGCCTGCTGTCCATCATCTCAACGGGAAAAGTTACTATTCAATGTAGCGAGCTGGACTTGACTGGCAATCTTAAAGTGACTGGCACGGTCACGTCTACCGGAGACATCGCCGCTGGCACCCCAGCCATTAGCCTGGAACACCATACCCACAGCGGAGTACAGACCGGCAGCGGCACGTCAGGACCCCCGACGCCATAGGCAATTTATACAGAGGATTCTGGAAGCGCAGGCCCTCCACTAGCGGCATGAATGGGACGGATGCCACCACGGGCAAGCCTTTGGACGGGCTAGCCCATCTGATGCAGTCCATTCGGGACATCCTGTGCACGCTGGTGGGGACGCGCGTGTGTCGGCGCACCTACGGTAGCCAGCTCATGGCGTTGATTGATGGCCCGACGAACAAGTCAACCATTTTGGACATGGCTGCCGCGACGGCCGGCGCACTGGCCGAGTGGGAACCGCGCATCGCGGTTTCTCAGGTCCAGGTGACGTTTGTCGGACAGGGCTGCGTTTCTATGAATATTCTGGGTACCTATCTCCCTGACGGCAGCGCAGTCAATCTGCCCATTACGGTGAGCCAATGACTTCCATTGATATGTCCACGCTGCCGCCACCTCAAATCGTTGAGGCGTTGGACTATGAGACGATTTTAGCGGCTATGGTGGCGGACCTCCAGACCCGCGACCCGGTTTTTACCGCGCTTGTTGAGTCGGATCCAGCCTATAAAATCCTGGAATGCTGCGCTTATCGGGAAGTCCTGATTCGCCAGCAAGTCAACGATGCTGCGCAAGCGTGCATGCTGGCCTACGCTATCGGCGCCGACTTGGACCAGCTCGCGGCCAATCTGCAAGTTGTGCGTTTGGTCATCACGCCGGCCAATCCCGACACGGTTCCCCCGACTCCTGCGGTCATGGAGACGGACGCGGCATTGCGCCAGCGCTGCCAGCTTTCCTTTCAAACGCTGAGCGTGGCCGGTCCGACTGGCGCCTATATTGCGCTGGCGCGCGGCGTGACCGGCGTGCTCGACGCATCGGCCACGAGCCCCACGCCGGGGGCCGTCGTCGTGGCCGTCCTGTCTGACACCCCTCCCGGCACCGCAAGTGGCCCGCTCCTCGCCGCAGTGACCGCTGTGCTTGGCTCGGATGACGTGCGTCCGCTTACCGATAACTTGACGGTACAGTCTGCGGTCATCACTGATTATTCAGTGACGGCCGTGCTTACCGTCTATCCGGGTCCTGATCCCTCGGTTGTGCTCGCTGCCTCCCAGGCCGCTCTGGCTGCCTACATCGCATCGGTTTACAAGTTGGGGTATGACATCACCTTGGCCGGAATCACGGCGGCGCTTTTCCAGCCGGGCGTTCAAAATGTGGCCATTTCCTCTCCCTCTGCCGATGTGGTGATTGACGATCTGCACGCGGGATATTGCACCGCAGTCGCGGTCACGGTGAGCGGTACCGATGTCTGATACCCTCCTACCGGCCAGCGCCACCTCGCAGGAAATTGACCTGGACCTGACAACGGCCCGCATCGGCGCCGTTCCCGTGCAGGTCAATGCGGTCTGGAGCGCGGCCAATTGCCCGGTGGCCCTGCTGCCATGGCTGGCCTGGGCGCTCGCGGTGGAAAATTGGGATCCGACCTGGACCGAGGCGCAGCAGCGCGGCGCCATCCTGGCATCATTCGGCGTGCATCAGCATCATGGCACCCCTGGCGGACTGCAGCGCGCCATACAGGCACTCGGTTATACCGTGACCATTGTTGAATGGTTTACGGAATCGGCAGCGCCCTACACCTTCCGTATCGAGATTACCACGGTCGGGCATGTGATCGATGACGCAGAATATGCGGTACTATCCGATTTGATTAATGAGGTCAAGAATTGCCGCAGCTCGTTGACGAGCCTGGATTCCGTAACGTCCACGGGTGAAGCTCCGCTATTTATCTGCGGCGGGACAATGAGCGGCGAGACGACGGAAGTATATCCATTCCCCAGCGGATCTCAGTGGGATGCCGCCTTTTTCCCGCTCAATGTAGCCATACGTCCGACTATTGGTATGTCTGGACTTGAGGCAAATTTTGACGGCAGTCAGGGTGGGTACGGTTATTATAATACCAATTACATGCGCGGCACTGTTAGTAAAAACAGCGGCCAGCGATATTTCGAGATTTACGTACAGGAAGGCGCTGGCGACGTCGTTCCCAATGATTCGCCTGTAGCTGCTACTTTCGGCATCATTCCCGCTGCGGCCGATGGATCGCTAGACGCCTTTGCGTCCGGCGGCATTATGTTTGGTGAAAATGGCCACAATGTTTACGTTGGGGCCAATCCAAGTCCAATTTATATTCCTCCATATCCCTATGCCCCCGACGCCGTTACGGGCTCATACATAGGAATAGCAGTAGATTTTTCAACTGGCATTGCCACAGTTTATTGGATTATCCCAGGGATAATCGGGTCACTGCAATCAACTGTCACCTTCACGCCTGGGACCGCCATGCTTCCCTGCGTCATGGTTAGCATCAATTGGCCAACGCTGTTTGGACAATTCATATTGAATACCGGACAATCTGCTTTCAGTTTTGGACTACCTGTCGGCTACGAGCCTTGGGATACCTAATCACATGACCGTCACGTATTACACAGTCTTCACCAATCAGGGCATTGCCGACCTTGCGACGGCCATTGCCACCGATACCGCGCTCGACATTACGACGATGAAGCTGGGCGATGGCGGTGGATCGCCTACGACCCCGGTTGCGACTCAAACCGCGCTGGTCAATCAGGTCTATTCCGCAGCTCTGGATTCCATCAACGTCGCTGTCGGTTTGTATAATACCGTCGTGGCCCAGCTTACCATACCGTCCGATGTCGGCGGTTGGACCGTGCGTGAAGTCGGCCTATACTCCTCGGCTGGCCATCTGGTGGCCGTCGCCAATTTCCCCGATACCTATAAGCCGGTCCTCGGCGAGGGAGCTGGACGCGACCTGATTATTCGCGTCTTTATTCAGATGACGAATACCGCGCCGGTATCGATCATCGTTGACCCGGACACGGCCGATGCGTCCCAGGCGTGGTGTCTGTCCATGTTCCCACTTGGCGTGCAGGCTCCCGGCGGTACCACGGGACAGCATTTGGCTAAGACTTCGGCCACGGCCGGCGCCGTAAACTGGGTTGATCCTCTGGAGACTTATGCGCTGGCCCTCACTTCGGCCACGACGATGGCGGCACCGGTTCCGGTGCTCAACTCGCAAATGCTGGTCGTGGTCACGCAAACCGGCGGCCCGTGGACCCTTACGCTTTCCGGGGTGACGTGGCCAGCCGGCGTGGCGCAACAGGTCACTCAGGTAGCTAA